ATTCACCGAGCGCGGCATCGTTACGGCAAAGATCTCTTTCTCCGGCGGCAACGACTCCGGCGCTTGTGATGACCACACGTTCTACGACGCCGACGGCAATAAGATCGACGGCATCAACACGCACTACATCAGCACAAGCCACAACGTTGACGGCAAGTGGGTGCAGCGTGAGTTGACCGACGAGGACAAGACGCACAATGCTTTCATCAGCCTTATCGACGCTCCCATCTACTGGAAGTGGGGATCGTTTGCCGGTGAGTTTAGCGTTCACGGCACGATGTTCTACGACATCAGCCCGGACGCTGATCGTCCTGACGAGATCATGCAGGGTCACGTCGCCAAGGACGAGTACTGCAAGTTGGAGTATGAGGAGTCCTCTTACGAGTATCACGAGTCTTCGTTCTGATGCCTCTTGACATTGAGTGGTCTGCCGGATTGGAAGGGGTTCGGCAGACCGTCTACATTGACGGCAATCAAAGCCTCGTGATAATGCTCAACAACGAAGGCATCGCTATTGATCTTGTTGAGGACGGCGAGATCATCAGTAGCATGTGGGACACTTATGCCGACCTTAGTGGTCGGCTCGACAAGGAGCGACTGTGACGGATCTCCCGTTTGAGTCAGCAGACGACGTAGTCCCCGACTACGATGTTCCTACCTCCCCGGACGACCGGGGAGAGGAGATCACTTGGGCTAACGCCCCGTTCGATGCCACTAGTCATGACATTGACAACTACCCCGAAGACTACAACCTTGCAGAAGCGGAGGAGCACTGATGAGCGATTACGGAATCAAGGTCGGCGAGTGCGGCGTTGATAGCGGTCAGATCATGATCGTTGACCCCTGCTACGTCGTCAAGCAGTACAAGGACGGCGAGGCAGACAAGAAGTACACCGAGGTTTGCGAGGTGACTCTCTCCGACGAGGGGCACGGCAACATTCTTGGCGGCTTCGCCACCACCACCCTCTACGGTGATGGAGTGTACCCTGTCTACGCCGAGCTCAATGAGTTTGGCAAGGTCGCTCGACTGACCATTGACTTCGATCCGGGCAACGACAACAACCGCGAGGAGTGTCAGCGTTGCCCTGATCCTGCCGAAGAGGGCGAGGACTACTGCTGGCGCTGCGCCGAGTACCTCGAAGAAAAGGAAAAGGAAGACAACGAGTCCAAGGAGGACGAAGACGATGAGGACTAAGATTTACACTCGCCCGAAGACGAGCGAGGTCAAGGACTGGTACAAGCACTACCAGTCTGATCGTGTTACTGTTGAGCAGGCGATTGATCCGCTTTGTGACTTCTACAAGGTCACGGTTGCGGGACAGCGACCTAAGTACTTCTTTGGTGAGTGTGCTTGGATGGACTCTCGTTGTCACGCTGCGGATGTTGACTTTGCAGCGTGGACCTGCTTCGATAACTAGCAACTAGGTAAAGGAGAAACCTATGCGACCCACCCCCGGTGCGTCTAACCTCGTCCTGAGCGTCGGCATTGTTGACGCTCCCATCGCTCTCTATTCCATCGTGGATGAGAAGGTGGACGAGGTAAAGTTCAAGAACGTCGGCCCCGACGGCAACTTCCCTAAGCGTGTGGACATTCCTCTGTCCGCCGCCGTCCTTGACGCCAAGGGTGAGAAAGTCACCCACATCAAGGAGTGCGATCCCATCCGCTACGATCAGATGCAGAAGGGCTTTGAAATCTCCAAGGAGGAGATCGTTATCCTTGAGCAGGATGAGATCAATGCCCTCTTGCCAGAGAAGTGCTCGTCCATCACGATCACCAGCATCGTGCCGGTTGAGCAGATCAATCCGCTGAGGTTCAACGCCACCTACTACGTTGGTATTGCGACCAAGACGGGTGACGAAGAGCTCGCTGCCAATCGTCACCAGTTGGTCAGCGCGATGATCGGCGACGGCTGGGCTGCTATCGGTGAGCTGGTGCTTCGCAACAAGCATCAGCAGGTTATGGTGTACAACCGCAACGGCAACCTGATGCTCACAACGCTGTGCAGCGTGGCTGCCGTCAATCCTGCTCCCGTCGTTGAGGGAGAAGCGAACTTGGATCTGCTTGAGGCTACCGCTGGACTCGTTGAGTCCATGCGTGGCACCTACGATCCTTTCGCCTTCAGAAATGAGTACAAGGATGCGGTGCTGGAACTTGTTCGTGCCAAGGTGAACGGTCAGCCCATGCCGACGGTCACCAAGAAGTCCAAGGCTGCGGTGAGCGACGACATCCTGCTCGCCAATCTCAAGGCGGTCAGCCCGAGCAAGCCCAAGCCCAAGACGAAGTCCAAGGTCAACTAGGAGGAACATGAGTCACATCTATCACGAGCCGATTGCCGAGGCTGGACTGTGCGAGGATTGTCCCGGTTGTGAGCGTCTGGCGGAGCACCCTCTCCACTACTTTGACGCGACCAATCTCAGGCACTACCTGATGCGCACCGTCAACTGGCTTCAGCACGAGGGTGACCCCGAGTGGATGCCGCGCAACAAGACGGAGAGCACAGCCATGCACAACCTTGAGGATGTGATCCGCACGGTTCGCACCATTGAGGACAAGGGTGTCATGGATATGGTCATCCTCAACAAGGGCTGACCATGGACTTCGCCCTGTGCAAAGAGATTGTCGATCTGCCCGACACAACGGGCAACATGATCTGGCAGCAGAAACTCGATGGCGTCAGGGCGTTCATCTCTGAGAAAACCATCCGGCTGCGGACAATCTCCTTCTCAAATGAGGGGGTGAGCGTCCCAGCCGGGTGCGTTCTCGACGGAGAGATTATCGGTGATCGCTTCTCCGATGTCGTCCCGGCACTAACCAAGCGGGATTGGAACTCAATCAAGTTCGTGCCTTTTGATATCGTCAAGCACGACGGTGACGACGTTCGTCGTGAGTCACTGCTTGTTCGACTCAACCTCCTCAACGAGGTTGCCAACAATGCTCTGCCAATCTTCGCCTTTCCCGACAGTGAGATGCCGAAGGTGCCTCTTGATTGGGAGGGCGTGATCGGTAAGCCGATGCGCTCCACTTATCGTGCTGGTCGTGAGTCGTGGGTCAAGTGGAAGCACATCAACTTCATGGACGCTGTCATTCTCAATCTTGAGAACGGCAAGGGACGCTGGTCAGACAGCGTGGGCAAGATTGTCTTCGGCACACCCGAAGGCAAGGTTCTAGGAACTGCCGCTGGCTTTGATGAGAGGACGCGCCGACTGATGACGCTGAACGGCGTCGACTACATCGGCAAGCCCTGTGTTATCAAGCACTACGGCATGAACAAGCGGCGGCTACGCAATCCAATCTTTCACGGAATGAAGGAGGAGCAGTGATTAGCACCTATCTGTCCAGCAAGGACAGGAAAGAAGGCAAGGTTGATCTTCGCAACTGGATCGTCAGCGAGGATTACAACGACGCTATCCGATGGCGTAAAGATCTCAAGGTGAAGGTTGATGACTTTCGTTACATGTCGCTTTACGATGGGCTGATCTACGATCCCGAGATCACATACACCGACGGTGGCAACTGGGTCTATGACGCTAGCGCATCAGGCGGAGCGTACATGGAGGGCGGCGTGAATGCCGAATACAAGTGCCCCTGCTGCGATGAGCGAATCGCCATTGATCTTGATCGTGGTGAAGTCTGGACGGGCGACGTGCAATGCGTGTGGGCTGATGACTTCCGATGGCAGCCTCATTATCACCACGGGGTTCTACTTTCGGTGAAGGTCAAGATCATCCCAAGCGATTGGACTCAAACTCGCACCATTATGGCTAACTACGTTAGGAGCTAATATGCTGAAGCGTTCGCACGACCGCAAAGTCGCCAATCACGTCACCAATAAGAAGTCCCGCATCAAGAATGCGTTCGGGCTTCCGGCTGGTGAGTCCTGCCCCAACATGACTTCGATCTGCACGTTGATCTGTTATGCGGGGGTTCTTGAGAAGATCTACCCCGGAGTCTACGCTGTGCTTCGGCACAACTTCGATGCTCTGCTCGCTTGCGACGGAGACATCAAGCAGATGGCTGCGCTGCTCAACGATATGATCGCTGAGTTCCGTGCCGACTGCGAGAAGCGTGGCGTTGAGGATCGCTTCTTTCGCATCCATTGGGACGGCGACTTCTTCTCCGGCTCCTACGCACGGGCTTGGCGTCGTGTCATCAACGCCAACCCCGACATCGACTTCTGGGTTTACACCCGAGTCCCCTTCGCTGCGCGGCTGCTTGATAAGACCGCAGCCACGGTGTACTTCTCTGCAGATGCGGAGAACGAGCCGGTAGCCAAGAAGCTCGCACGGGCAGGCATCAAGATCGCCTACCTGCACGAGTCGTTTGAGGATGCGCGTGACGCCGCTGTTCGTCTGAACATCAAGGCGGTCAAGTGCCCCGAGAACAACAAGAAGATTCCGCTGATCACTGACAATAAGTCAGCCTGCGGATCGTGCGGCGTGTGCATTGAGGGCAGGAACAACGTCCTGTTCTCCCGTACGAAGAACAAGAAGCGCAAGCCGCTTCCTGTTTGTTAGTCCAGACTTGACAACTTGTCGTCAAGTCTGTATCTTTCCTGTTAGTAAGTCCACAGCTCAATAAAAGGAGAAACTCATGAGCCATGAACTTGAGATCCGCGCCGATGGAACCGGTGCAGCCGCCTACGCCTACAAGCCTGCGTGGCATGGGCTTGGCGTTGTCGTGGACGGTCTGATGACCGCCGAGGAGTGCTTGCATCGTGTGCCGGAGCTGGCTTCGCCCATCGTTCCGGAGCCGGTGTATGCGAAGAACCCGAACACGGGACTGTTTGTTCCGATTGACGGGTACGTCGCCAACGTCCGGTCGGAGGACTTCAAGCCGCTGGCTATCGTCGGCGAGCGGTACAAGATCCTCCAGAACGTCGAGGCGCTCTCGTTCCTCGATGACCTCGTCGATTCCGGCGAGGCGAAGTACGAGGCTGTCATCAGCCTCAAGGACGGTGCCAAGGTCAGCCTGCTGGCTCGCCTGCCCCGCGAGGTCAAGATCGGCGGCATGGAGGAACTGTCCACGTTCATCCTGCTGTCGAACTCGCACGATGGTTCGTCCGCCATCACTCTGGCTGCGACTCCTGTCCGGGTCGTCTGCCAGAACACTCTGACTCTCGCCCTCAGCACGGCGAAGCGCACCTTCAAGGTCCGCCACACGTCGTCGCTGTCGGGTCGTCTGTCGGAGGCTCGCACGGCGCTGGGTGTGGTCTTCAACTACATGGCGGAGTTCGAGGAGACGGCTGACCAGCTGCTCAACACCTCGTTCACCGACGCGCAGTTCGAGGAGTTCCTCGCCTCGCTCATCGTGATGCCGGAGGACGAGGGTCGTGGCAAGACCATCGCCACCAACACTCACGATGCGATCCGCTCCATCGCCTACAACAACCTCCGGGTTGAGGATGGCAACCGCAACGTGCAGGTCAACCTGCCGGACATGGAGCCGATCAAGAACACGAAGTGGTGGGCGCTGAATGCTGTCAGCACCTACAACCAGCACTTCGCCACGAGCAAGAAGACGAAGCGCACCTCCGCTGAGGAGAACCGCTTCAAGCGTGTGATGGGTGACGGCAACACCAACATCACCGACAAGGCGTTCGGGCTGCTCACCGCAGTCTGACGATGAAAGGAGCCGGGTTGGGGAGCGATCCCCAGCCCGGTAAACTTCCCAAAGGGGGGAACATGGCAAGCATTCGAACGGCAGCAAGGGCGGCAGAGGGTGAGCCGCGTCCCGAGTGGCTCACTCTGATCCACGAGTCCAATCGGATCGACTCAAAGATGTTCACGACTCCGGTGCTTGGATCGTGGTGGGCGGGTGGCACCTGTGAAGAGTACGAGAATGCTCGTGTGCTTCATCGCGGCGATGGCACTGTGTCGGTTGTCAGCAAGACTGACCACGGTCACAAGGTGCTTGTTCAGGCCGCAGAAAATATCAACCTACCTTGGAGGCCGACGTGGCTAAAGGAGGACGCATGAAGACTGACGAGTATATCGTTTGGGCAGCACCCGATGGTTCGTGGGGTGCATGCGAGACAGGGGATCTAGTAGTTGTCCCCATGGATAAGGTTCCTGAGTTTTTTGAAGACGACATCTCCGAAGATGAGGTCTATCAGGCTCTTCGGGATATTCGAAACAACCTTGAAAAGGGAGAGTGAGGCATGAACCGGTACGAGGTAACTTGGAACGAGACGACTTCTTACTACGGCGTCGTCTTCGCGGACAGTCCCGAAGAGGCTATTGCCGCCATCAAGGACGGCGACTTCAGCCCCCAAGACGTTAAGTCGAAGTGGAACGAGTGGGACGATCACTCGTTCGTCGCAACGAAGAAGTGCCGCTGTGGCAACGAAGCAGACAAGGGCGACGTGTGCTGGCAGTGCGATGCGGTAGAAGATCAACGACAGATAGACAACGGATGAAGGAGAACATCATGACGATCATCAAGATTGAGGACATGACGGAGATCAACGAGCAGGCGCAGGGCGTGGTTGACGCGCTTGATCTGCTCGACTCTGCGATCTTCGTTGAGATCGATGACACGACCCACCCGGTCGTGATCGCGATGCAGAAGGCGAACGAGTACCTGTGCGAGGCACTCGACGCTATCGGTGCCGACTACAAGAAGCACTAGCGATGGAACGCACCCTTCTCAAGGCTCAACACGCCCATGCCGTCCGCACCGAGAACCGTGCGGAGATTGATCGTACGGAGAAGGAACTCGCCAAGCATGGTGTCATTGCCGACTGGCTTACCGCTGACGTGATGGTGTGGCGAGAGGGCGGCGACAAGAAGAAGCCGCGTAAGGCTGCCGCACCGAGCGGCGACTACTACCCAGACAGCGCCTGCACCGTGTGCAGCGCACCTATCGAGAAGACAGGCAAGCCGGGACGACGGCCTGCCAAGTGCCTACAGCATAGATAAGGAGAAGAACATGAGCAAGAATGAGAACACGATCACAGCACTAGTCACCGTCGAACTCACCGCCAACGAGGAGTTCTTTCACGACTGGCTTGACGATCAGGGCGAGGGATACAGTAGTCTTCCCGCTGCCCTCGTTGATCAGTTCAAAGAGCATCTTGAGTATCACATCGATGCAATGGACAAAGACGATGTCCCTTACGACGCTAGCGTTGTCAGCGTCAGCCACTAAAGGAGAACAGCATGATCAACACCCTTCTGATCCGCGACATCAACGAGTCGCTCAAGCCCAAGTGGCAGGAGTTTGAGGACGAATACGAGGAGGTTGATGAAGATGAACACGATCACACTCACGAGTTCGTGATCAACTCCCCGGCGCACAACACTCCCATCTCAGTGACGATGAGCATGGAGCCGAACAGCATGATGCTCATTGCAGAGTTTGATTTCCCGCTGCCCGACAACTGGACTGTCAGTTGGGAAGATGATTACAACGACGAGTGGAGCGAGCCGTATGACGGCACCAACTGCAACACCCTGCAAATCCGCATCTACGATCCCCGCTAAAAGGAGAACAACATGAACGAGCTTATTGATTACGCTAAGGACGTGGCGAATGCACGGGCGCTCTGCGAAGACCCGTCTTTCGATCTGTCGGCTCACACCGACACTCGTTGGAGTTTCACCTACACGGGAGACGAAAGCCTAGAGCATTCGTTCTTCCGCTCGCTGGTGACAGCGTTTCTGGAGAATGCTCGAACGCACGACCTGTGGCTGGAGATCACGGTGGAGAGCGCGACGGGTGAACGCTACACCGTCTGCTGTGTGCCGACCGGCAACACGAAGGCGCAGGGTACAGAGTGGGGCACCTCTTCCACTCCGTATGTGGAGGTGTTGGAGTACTTCCCCGAGACCGAGAGTGTTCGGCGCGGTGCTCCGATCAAGGTGTACCTGCATCAGATCCTCAACATCAACCTCCCGTAAAGGAGACAGGACATGACGCCCGTCATTTTGTTTTCAGACGAAGATCTTGATCACATCGGTGCTGCTCTTTCGCACACCGCGTGGCGCATCGAGGGTCAGAAGGGTGCGGAGGAGATCATTGAAGCCTACCGCACGATCATTGAGCGGCTGCCCAACAACCATCGGTTCAGCCTGCCGCCTAGTGCGGTTCTGAGCCATTCGTAAACATTCCGTTAAGCCTGTAAGGTTGACGGCGCAAGTCGCGACAACCCTGCGAACCAACCCGAAAGGAGACTCCATGAGCGAGTCCACCCCCTCCCCCGCTCCCTCGATCACCGACGAGCAGCTCAACTCGATTGTTGAGCAGATCACCATGGATGCGACCATCCTCGCATTCTCCAAGATGTCCGAGGGCGTCTTGATCGGTCTTGACGGCTGCCGCGATAACGGCTGGGATCTGAACGACCGTCAAAAGGTTGAGATCCTGCAGTGCCTCAACTTCACGTTCCGTGACTACGAGTCGCAGCTGCGTAACTACGCTGCGATCATCGTCGCCATGGCGACCTCAGTCCTCACGGACGAGGACAAGAAGTTCGTCGCCGATATGATTGAGGCGGCGCACAAGAAGGACGAGGAGCAGCAGGGCTGATCACTGTGGGCGGGTTGGCATTGGTGTGGTGCCAACCCGCCCCTTCAATCTACAGGAGAGATATGTCTGTTTCTGAACGTAAGTCCGTCGCCGACCGACGGGCGGATGAGATTGACGAAATGCTTGAGCGAGTTGAGGCAATGTTTCCCAACTCTAAAGATGGATTCGGCAAGGACTTCCGTCTACTACTTGACATTGCCGATTACCATCGTAACCGTTTCACGTTCAGCACGACGATCAGCGTGTTGAATGTAGTGGGTGAACTGATTACTAGAATGGAGGACGACCATGAGCAAGATGTCTGATCTGCACATTGAGATGCAGGAGAGCGGCGAGATCGTTCAGTGCCCTGCCTGCGAGCACGGCTTCTACACCCCCTACGGTGTAACGAAGACGGAGATCATGCCGCCTTATCCGGCGCTCAGTCGGCGCGACAACAAGACTTACATCTGTAGTCCTTGTGGCAACCGAGAGGCGTTTGAAGACTTTGAGCGCGTTTACGGAATCAAGATTGAGGAGGCATAATGTACGTTTTTGAGAGCACCCTTCAGGTGTCTATCGCAACTCCGAGCAGCGAGAGCGTTGCCCGAGAGATCCACGACCGTCTGTTTGATGCGTGGGAGCAGATCGTGCATGACGAGAACATGGTCAGTGATGGCACGATCATTTACCTGAACTTCAGTCCGGTAAAGGAGGACTAATGACCACCCTTAGCGTTAAGAATGTAAAGTATGCCGAGTTCGCATCGGAGGAGACGATGTGCTTTGAGGCTACGCTGTACGTTGACGGCAAGTCCGTCGGTCGTGTCAGCAATGCGGGACGCGGCGGTCCGAACGACTACGAGTTCGACACCACCGATCTGGAAGCCACCATCAAGGAGGCGGACATCAAGGTTGACTTCCTTGGTCATACTCTGACCAAGGATCTTGACATCATCGTTGACGAACTTGTCAATGATGTTCTGATTGCCAAGGACGCCAAGTCCTTCCGCACCAAGGTCGCCAAGAAGAACAACCTCACGTCCGAGCAGGTACGAGTGTTCCTCTGCGATAACGGTGAGCTCGTTGCTCGTGGCGTCAACGGCACGAGCGATGACGAGGTTGCTGCGGACATCGGCAACAATGCTCGCCGTATTGACAACGTCACTGCCCCTAGTGTTACCATCTAAGGAGGAAGCATGACCGATAATGGACACGTCTACGACCCGAAGACTGATCGCTGCATGTACTGCGAATGTCGTCCTTGGGGAGACTGGGCGCAAGAGCCGTGCGGCGCAACCGAACTAAGCAAGCCGCCAATGAACGAAGAGCAGTGGGACGCCAAGTTGCGTCTTTATTCTGAACTGAAAGAGAAGGGAATCGTATGAGCACCACCGAGATCGACAAGTACACCCGTACATTCAAGGAGATCGCCGCGACGGGCGCTTCAAATGAGGAGCTGCCGACTGACATTGACGGCATCGGCTCTGCATGGAGCATCACATACGGCGGAGACATTGGACTTGACAGCAGGATCTACACGCCCATCTTGGAGGCGGCGCTGAACTGCGTCGTCGAGGCGGGTATGTACCTGACTCTTGTCCTTGAGGACGCGCTTGGTAACAGGCTTGCGTTTGACTGTACCGTCACCTCTCCCGTCAAGACTCTGGGCAAGGGGTGGGGCAACGAGGACGATCCGCATGTCTTCGTCTACCCGTACTTTGCGAAGACCAGCAGCGTGGGCATCTATCCGCATAAGGTCTACCTGCACACCATCTGCAACATCCACTTCCCGTAGGAGGAAGCATGAGCATGAATCTCATCATCGAAGAGATCGCCCATCACCGCAACGGTGTCAGCGGCGAGAGTTTCGATGTTATCAAGTTCGTCTGCCCTGAGAACGGCAACATGATTGGCATCGTGTTTGATCTGAATTGGATTCACGATCATAAGACGCAGACCGCACGGCAACAAACATGGAATGGTCGTGTCGCTGTGCTCAACCGCGATCTGCTTGCCGAGGGCAACATCCGCTTCGGCGAGAACTCGTGGCGAGGTGATCACTACGAGCAGGATCTTCGTGATGCGATCCAGAAGAAGTGGGACGAGTGGGACGCTGAACTCAAGCGGCGCTGCGCCGCCAACGATGTAGCGTTCGACGGGGAACTGCTCTCTCTCGATCCTCGTGAGGCTATCATGAACGCGTGGGACGGCGAGCGTCCTCAGCCTGTAATCTAAGGAGACAGCATGGCAACCATCGGTAGCACCAAGAAGAAGAAGTTGGATGCGGCGAAGATGCGTCGCATCCTGCGGGGCGCAAAGAGGCTGGGTAACCCGCTGCCCGGGCACGGCAAGAACACGGTCACGGCAGACGTGGATAAACTCAAGGAGCAGGTCAATACCGTCCTGCCTTACTGGAAGGGAAGCAGCAATGTCTAGCACATACAAGGAAGAGCGCGATCAGGCTGAAAGCGATCTTGATTGCGCGATTGCTCTAATCGACTGGATCATCGACATTCCTATGTTCGACGATCATCGCATCGCCACCTTTGCTGCGTGGGCTGGGTTCAACGATGCGATGGCGGGTGGCGGCAAGTACCATTGGAAGTTTCTCAAGGACTGTGGTCTGCTGCGTAGTCAAGTGAAGTCCGCAAAGGTCGAGTACAAGATCCACAAGAAACTGTACAGGAAGCGCTATTCCTCTTGAAGATAATCGGACCGTTCACCCTGCACGAGCATCTGACGGACAATCCCGAGTACGAACTACAATTTGAGTGGGACGAGGCATTCGACAGTCGAGGCTTGAAGATTACTCAGATTTTTCAAGATGAGACGGGCGGTGCTGCCGTCACTATCTGGATGAACCGAACGGAGGCACAGCAGTTGCATAAGTATCTGTTTGGCTGCGTCAACTACCGTCCTCTTCCTGAGGAACTGCAATGAAGGTAGGCAGCACATTTACCGGAGTCGGCGGTGCCGACCTTGGGTTTGAGTGGGCGGGATTCGATATCGCTTGGCAGTGCGAGCTGGACAAGTGGAAGCGTCAGGTGCTTGCCGCACACTGGCCCGACATTCCGATCTACGAAGACATCACACAACTACATGACCCGGAGCCTGTCGATCTGTTGATGGGCGGCTTCCCCTGTCAGGATTTGTCCGTGGCAGGACGACGGAAAGGATTTACAGGTGAGCGATCAGTCCTTGCTTTCGAGTTCCTCCGACTCGCAGAGAATATTCGACCTCGCTGGATGCTCTTGGAAAACGTACCGGGACTCCTTAGCAGCAATCGCGGAAGAGACTTCGCCCGACTCATCGATGAAGTGGTCGATTGCGGGTACGGCATCGGCTGGCGAGTTCTCGATGCCCAGTTTTTCGGCACGGCGCAGCGGAGACGGAGAACATACATTGTCGCCCGTCGTATCGAGTCTGGTCTCGATTCTAGAGACGCAGGTTTCGCCGCACTATCTGCTCTCCTCGAAAGCGGCGAAGGGGATATTACTTCGTGCCTCACGCCGGAACAAATCGCTTCCCTCCGAGTTGGAGGCGGCGTTGAAGGAGGCGGCGGAGCGCGACGACGAGTAGTCCCGATTCAGAACACGGTCATCGGTCGCTCCGACAAGGCGGGACCCAATGGACGTGGACACGGTGACGTTGACGGCGTGATGTTCACGCTGGATCGCAGCGGTCCTCACGCTATCGCAGCCGTGCCGATTCAGGACGGACGTGCGATGGACAAGAAGCAGAACGGGCTGGGCGTTGGTGCCGAGGGTGATCCGTCCTATACTCTCGACCGCACGGGCGCTCAGAGCGTGGCTGCCTACCGCAAGAGCAGCCGTGCTCGTTCGGCTGACGGATACGAGACGTGGGTTGAGGACGGCGTGTCCAACACGCTCAATCGATTCGACGTGGGCGATGTGCGTTCGACGCAGATCGTCACCGAGGGTTCGGTAGTCAGGCGGCTCACGCCCCGGGAGACTGAGCGTCTCCAAGGATGGCCGGACGACTTCACCGCGCCCGAGGGCGTGGACGCGCCGGACAATAAGCGGTACGCTGCGTGTGGCGACGGCATTGCTGCTCCGGTAGCATACTGGATCGCAAAGCGAATTATGGAAATCGACAAGGAGATGAATGCGTAATTGTGTATCTTGCGGTGCCGCTGTTGCACCGCGTTTCAAGTACTGTGACGACTGTCGCGACACTGCCGCAGTGTGGCGTCCAGACTACGACGGCATCAGTCGTGCGACCAAGCGGCTCAAGATTACAGTCCCGGTTGTGATCCGCAGGGTTACGACAAACAAACTTCTTGGTCGCTACCACGGGATCAAACTGCGAGACGATCATCCGACAGACATGGATGTTATCGTGCAGATGTCAGACGACGAGCTTCGACAGTACATGTATCACTTCATCACCGTCTCTGCTCGCATCACACCTGACCGCGCAAGTCGTGTTCTCTGGCACGAACTTACCCATGCATCGCAGATGGAGAACGTTGATAACTACAAGACTCTTTACGATACTGAGTATCGCATCATCAAAGAGCATGCCGCAGAGCTTAACATTCCGCTTGCTGCCGCATACAAACTGATCTCTTTTGAGGTCGAAGCAATCAAGAACGAGGACAGGCACAAGAAGACGCCCCTCACTCTTGCTAACCGTCGTGCTGTCAAGCCTAAGCGTGGCTTGATCGCCGTCGGCAAGTAAAGGAGAAATAAATGGTTTCGTGGGAGGTCGACAGGGCGTTGCTCCGTGACGCCTGCGAACGACTCGTTGTCCGGTATAACGTCATCGTTACTCCGGCTAAACTTCCAGATCGTGTCAAGGGTCGCTACTGCGGTTTCGATTATGTCCGCAAGGTTCTTGGTCACGACATTCGTATCTCTCGTTATCTCTCGCCCGAGGACGCAAGCCGCTGCCTCTGGCACGAGCTCACTCATGTGTCTCAGTTTGAGGACAGTCCGTCCACGTTCTACGACGAGTACGAGCGATACGACCGCAAGTACAAGCAACTGCTCGCGTCCGGAGTGGCGAGTGCAGACGCTTATCTTTCCAATCCATTTGAAGCCGCAGCCAAGGCAAACGAGCGACTTCACGATGAGGTTGGCTCGCTAATGCTTACGAAGGCGGGAGTTGATCATATCGATACGTTTGAGGCTCAACTGAAGCGTGCGGCAAACCTCTCTCATATCCAGAAGGCTGCGGATATGATAGGGTTGAGTTCGTGAAGTATTACGATCAACCATGTAACGTGTGTGGTTCGTTCATCCCTCGCACTGGAAAGAGAGGGCGACCGCCCGTCAAGTGCGAGCCATGCAGCACACATAAGAAGCCGGGACGAGAGTGTCCTCGCTGCGGAGACGAGGTCAGGGATCGCAACCGCAAGTTCTGTCGTCCCTGCTTCGAGCATCTGTCCACGCTTTATAGCGAGACAGAAACCCCGTTCTAATAGGTAGAGGCACCGCAGGATTGCCCCCGGCGGTCGGAACTAATCATTGGGGCGACGTTCGATTCGTCGGGTGCTACTATTCTTCCTGCGATCTTGACTAACCATTGACATGCCCTACTATCAAGTGTATTGTGCTTTTACGAACCCTTCTTCGGTTCCGCAAATTGATGTTTCTCAACTGAGCACACCACCTGTCGAAAACGACAAAGAAAGAAACATTGGTCTTCATGTGTCCGCTTTGAAGACAGAGCCAATGACTCCGAACTATGCAAAGACTGCAGAGAACGCAGCAAAAACTCTTGCGAATCTTTCAATCACTCAGCACGGAGCACCCGCTTTTAACATAACAAACGCTACTCTTTTCGAAAACGACCCGAGAGCTGCGGAGGTTGAACAGGGAATGTATGTTTATATTCTGTCAAGCCCAAAAGCAACAGAGATTATGAACTCAATTGCGGGTTACATGCAGAAGAAGTTCTCCGGTCCAAGGGGCGACAGAAAAGTTGTTCGAAGCATTGGAGACGGCAATGGGTCGTTTCACATCTCAATGTATTACAAACCTACGAACGCTAACGACAATGCGCTTCTTCCAAATCTGATGAAGGAAGCAGCCGCACAAAGTCCGACGATTGAATTCAACAATTTCTACACAAACCCCAACCTCATTAAAGGAAGCATGACAAAGATAAGCTTCAGCAAGGTCAGTGCCGCCGAGTACCGTGAGCATCTGTCCAAGCTTTCCGAGAAAGATCTTGCAGACATCATCTTCATCTCTGGTGCCAACGACGAGAACGTCGATGAGTTTGGCAACAAGACCTCTGCCTCTATGCTTGCGGCAGACGAGATCATGATTCGCAACAGCATTCTTATCGATCCCTCAACTGTGGTTGACCAAGAGGGAGTCGACGCTGATGGTGTTCGTCAATACTCAGCGCACCTGCAGCGAATTGCTGCGAAGCGTGGTATATTCTCAGACTCAGCGGAAGATCTTTTCCGCTAAACCTAGTTCGTAAATAAGACACAAGAAAGGAGATCCTGTGTCTAGACCCTTCAAGCACTTCGGTGCTCTCAAGAACGGTAACGGCTTTGGCATTGCCGTTGACGAGATCAGTCCCGCCGAGAAGCGGGAGATCGAGATGATGCTGCGCAACCTCAAGTCGCAGGTTCGTGGCGTTAAGTTCCACCCGAACTACTACCCTCGTGGCGGCAAGATGCTGAACGCTTGGGTCATCCCAGCGCATGGCGAAGCGATTGATCCCATGCTGGAGATCATTGATCGCTTTGAGTTCCGCCGCACCGAGTCTGCCAATCGTCTGATCGAGCAGATCAGGGATCTGGAGGCGGAGCAGGAGGCAGAGCAGGACGCCAATGACGGTCTCTCTGTCGCTCATGACGGACCTGCTATCAACGTCCCCTATCTCAAGACGCCGCTTCGTAACTACCAGCGAGCCGCTGTAGATTGGGTGCTTCGCAATCGACGCGTCTACATCGGTGACGAGATGGGCACCGGCAAGACGCTCTCGTCGCTGGCTGCAGTTCTTGCTGGCGGGGCTATGCCCGTCGTCGTGCTCTGCCCGGCTTCGATCAAGCTGGGCTGGCTTCGACAGATCGAGAGGCACTTCCCTGCTCTAGCCAGCAAGACCTTCATCTGCTCTGGTCGCAAGCCTCAGCCGATCCCGAAGGATACTCAGATCATCGTGATCAACTACGACATCATTGGCTCTTGGACGACGGCTATCCAGACCTTCGGTTATCACGCCGTGATTCTTGATGAGGCTCACTTCATCAAGAACGCCAAGGCAAAGCGCAGCCGTGCTGCTGCGGTCATTGCTCAGCGTGCTTCGATCCGAATCGCTATGTCGGGCACCCCGATCACCAGCCGTCCTATCGATCTTGTCGCTCAGCTCAGTGCCATTGGCAGGCTCAATGACTTTGCCAGTGGACCTCGTAGCGCCAAGTGGGCTTTCGTTGAGCGGTACTGCCGTCCTGTCTACAACGGCTACGGCTGGGATTTGCGCGGCTCCAGCAACCTGCTCGAACTCAACGACAAGTTGCGGCGCTACGGTATTCTGATCCGTCGTCGCAAGGAGGACGTGCTGGTCGACCTGCCGCCCAAGGAGCGGGTTTCGATTCCGCTGCCCCTGTCCAACCGCAAGGACTACGACAGGGTTCGCAACGATATCGCCTTCTGGGTTGAGTCGCAGATCTCTGGCGACGAGAAGTTCAACGACGAGATCAAGGACCTGTCTCCTGACGCCAAGGCTCAGGCTCGTGAGCAAATGATCAACTACAAGATCTCTCGTGCTAACGCCGCCATTGCAATCACCCGACTCAACGCTCTGCGTCAGGTCTGCATGCGTGGCAAGATCAACGCCTCCATCGAATGGATCGATGACTTCCTGACCTCCGAGGAAAAGCTGGTCGTCTTCTGCACCCATCGTGAGGGCGTTGAGACGCTGTCTAAGCACTACGGCGACAAGGCAGTCAAGGTCATCGGTGGCATGGGCGCAGAGGCTAAGCAGGCTGCTATCGATGCCTTTATCGATAACGAGGATGTGCGGATCGTGATCGCCAACATCGACGCTGCCGCAGAGGGTATCGACGGCTGGCAGAACGTCTGCTCCAACGTCGCCTTCCTCGAGTTGACGTGGACTCCGACCAAGCATCATCAGGCAGAGGATCGCTGTCACCGCAGCGGTCAGAACAATCCGGTCACCTGCTACTACCTCATGGCAACCGGCACCATCGATGAGTACCTCGCTGGGCTGATCGACCGCAAGGGTGCTGTTGTTGCAGCGGTTGTCGACCGCATGGAGATCGCAGACGACGACAAGATCCTGACGGATCTCCTGCGTCGGATCGCCGACAAGGAGTTCTGATGTGCTAGAGTGAGGGGAGACAGGGCTACTACAATAGAACCACTGTCTTATACTGAAGAAACAGATCATGAAACGCTACTCGCTAGCTATCATGCTTGTCCTCCTCCTGTGGGTAGGGGTGGCGCAAGCCGCAAAGCCCCTCCCCTACGGGCATCGCCCTGCCGTGGGTCGTGAATACATCGTGAATACCACAACCTTTGGCGGCACCTCGTGGGATGACAACGGCATTGGATACTTCGGTGGCATTGATCTATTCAGACTCAAATGGGGAGTCGCCGAGCTGGGCATGAACTCAGCGATGGGCGGCCTACCCGGAGGAACACGGATCCTTGTCAGGCACGGACGCTACGCCGTTAAGACGGTAGTCGCGGACATCGGCAGCGGTGGTTGTTGCTACTGGCAGTTGGATCTCCACATTGGTGTGGCACAGGCTCTTCATGTGCCTAACCCAGCGGGGTGGGTAGGGAAGGTGCGAATAATCGTGCTTCCCGGGAGGCCCAGCCGCTTGACACCGGCAACGGTTGACAGAGTCCGCAGGACTCTAGGCCCTGTCGCCTCTGGCTATCGACCAGAGAAAGGACTCCCGAGAGTCAGGAGACATCGTGAAGGTGCTTTTAGCCCTCATACTAACCCTGCTGGTCGTGGCTGCACCAGCGTCTGCCAAGCACATAAGGCGAGACAACTCAAGTAGCCGCACCCTTCGGCTTTGGCCTAACCCTCAGCCGATCAAGAACTGGAGATTCTTCCGAGCCATCGGGCGGTGCGAACAACCCGCCCCCGCTGGCGCACAGAGGAAGGACGGAACGTGGCCCAAGCGATATATGTGGGGCATTGATTGGCACCATCAAGGAGCCAGCTACCCCGGTGGACTTGGCGTATGGGCACCGCTGTGGAGAGAGAAGGGGATTGCCGGAACCGACATGGCTCCGTCCCCTGAGAAGGCGACTCCCCGAGAACAGATGATTCAGGCACAGCGTATCGTTCGACGCTATGGTCTGTATGCTTGGGGTTGCGCAGGCGTTGCTTTGGCTAGAACGTCTTAATCAAAAGGAGAAACAAATGCCGGTACTAGTTGTCATCATCTTTCTGGTGATCGTGATTGCCTACTTCCTTCGAGCTCCGAACTGGAAGAGGGAGATTAAGCGCAAGAAGTAGATGTGCTACAATCATGAAGTCCCCGGTTCGCATCCGGGTCGTAGACCGTTAGAGGGTCGAGTCTAGACGTGGGATGCGCGACACGTTGGGTAGCAGGCTGACCATAACAGCCGGGTGGGAACCGGGGCTTCTGTACTTTCTTTTGACTAACGAACTAATCAACTAAAAGACAAAAGACTCAAGAGAAAAAAAAGAAAAGGGGATAAACGGAAAATGAACCATATCGATATCAGCGATTTCTACGTTGAAGATCCGGAAACAGAGAACGAGATTGAGTATGACTGCCTGACAGTCGTTGACGCAATGAAGATCGCAGATGAGGCTTGGGATCTTGGCGCGGGTTTCGATGTCAACGCAAAGATCCTCGCGAGGATCACCGAAACAAGCATTGTAAAGATCGTTCAGTTTGACAACGTCAAGGTAAACGGTCACAACATGTGTGTTCTTTGGGGTAAGGTAGAACTTGACGACCTTGACTTTGAGGTCTCAATTCGATTTTATGCTCTTGAGTCTAGATACAAAGAGTGTATGTTTAAGCACAAGACCTACCATCCTGATCGATCTGTTGATCTTCAGACTTACATCTCCAAGATTCAGGAGATAGAAGATCGTAGCTGGGAGCGTCTCCTTAGTGAGTGGTGATAACTTTGAGCAGATCTATGGTGATGTCCGCTTTGATCTAGACGAGGGATATGACGTTCTGATTCCCAAGTTGCACAAGATCCTTGCCTCTCTTGATCAAACAAGGTGCGGTCGATTAGAAGAGGCATACTCTGACGTGTTGAGGAACATTGAGTTCTCGTCGGACGAGAACAAGAACTTTCTCTTTGATGACCTTGCCTCTGCGATAGATCTCTCTTGCGATGGCTGGACGTTCGGCCCCGAGGAAGAGTTCTCCGTTGTCTACGGTTTCTGGCGCATCTAGGGTTGCATCGCTGAATCTCTTACGCTATCGTGGGAACCCCTACGGAGAAGGAGAGAGATGCGGGACAATCAGAAACTTGCCGAACTGATCGGCATTCAGATTGGGAACATGATCGCCGGGACGACATCCGAGATCTTTGCCAAGTGCGAAGAGAACGACTTTCCGTTGTCCAAGGAGCAGAAGGCTGTCGTTCTGGGTGGCTTCATTCAGTCCGTGCTCAGTCTTCCAACGCGCATCTGCGCAACCTTGGATTTCAGCGATCTCACTAACGATCTTGACAACCCTCCGGACGAGGCAGCCGAATGAACATTGACGTAAAGAAGATTTTGCCGACTGCTATCTTTCCCAAGAAGGCTCATGAATCCGATGCCGCCTTTGATCTCTACTCTTCTGGGCTGGCAGTTATTGCACCGGGAGAAACCGAGACGATTGGAACCGGCATCGCCTTGAGCATGCCGGATGGTATCTGCTCCTTTGTGCTGAGTCGCTCTGGACTCGCTGCCAAGAACGCTGTCTTCGTTCTCAATTCTCCGGGGCTTATCGACACGGGGTATCGGGGCGAGGTTAAGGTGATCCTGCACAATGCGGGGCGCGAGTCCTATCCAGTCACCCCCGGTGATCGAATCGCTCAACTCTTTTTCAGCACTGTCCTTGATGTTGCCCTTCGAGAGAACAGTCTGTTCGGTGAAGAGACTGACCGAGGCGAGGACGGGTTGGGATCAACCGGTACTTGCGGACACAAGAACATCGTCTTTGATGCTGAGCAGGACTCGTTTGTTTGCCCCCGCTGCTACACATGGTTCAGCGAAGAGCAGATCAACGCGGAACGCGAGTGACAATCCCCGCCCGTAGCTCAACGGATAGAGCAACAGACTTCTAATCTGTAGGTTGCACGTTCGAGTCGTGCCGGGCGGATCTAACAAGGAGACACCATGAGGAACAAAGAGAAAGAAGAACTCTATAGGCGGCTTGATCGTCTTGAGAGCAATATAATCAGCCTTGCGATCACCGTTGGCAAACTGTCCAACCAGTCCAGCGAGCCGCCAAGCGAGCCGCCAAGAGGAACCGTCGTCCTTGATAAGCACGGGTACGCATGGCAGCACAATGGGTTCCGCCAAGCCACCCCATGGGGGACAGACGCGGCAACAGAACGATGGGACACATTGAACGAACTACACGGTCCTCTCAAGATCATTCATCCCGGAGACAACGTTGACTGACCTTCCCCGCCTACTTCCCATCGCCCCTCTGCTTCCATGGATCAATGAGCGCATTGAGGCTGAGACTGTTGAGGGCTTTGCTGAGCGCGTAGGCTGGTCGGCGAGAAGGATCGCTGAGTTCACGTCGGGTAGATCGAATAGGATCACCTTTGACAAGCTGGATCAGTTCCTTGCAAAAGAGGGAAGCAGATCGATCATCGACTTCTATCCCGAGTACGATGATGATGTAGCCTTTGCCGAGTACGAGAAAGAGGTCGCTCCGGCAAAGCCGAAGAGTCGCAGGACGTGTAGCGTTGATGGGTGTGATGTCGCTCATCACAGCAAGGGTCTTTGCGCCAGCCATTACGGCAAACAGATGCGACCAAAGAAAAACAAGGTTACCGCTTGACAATGTCTTCGGGGGTATGTAATCTCCCGGATGCGTCAAACACCGCTCGTCTAGAAAAGGAGAAAATCATGACGACGAACACCAAGCAGACGGCAGACTTCCTTGCCGTCAATGAGTACATTGAGAAGAACGAGGGCGTCTCCAAGAAGATGGCTATCGCTGAGGCGGCAAAGAACCGTGGTTGCTCTGTCTCTACGGTGACCGCCAACTACTACCGCGAGGCTCGCAAGCAGAACGCTCCGCTCCTTCAGCGCCGCCCCCGCAAGGCGACGAAGAAGACGGCGAAGAACCTCACCCTCAACGGCGTCCGCAACTCCCTTAATGACGCTCTCAAGCTCATTGATCAGATGGAGAAGCGCAACGCCGAGCTGGAGAAGAAGATCCAGCTGATCAAGTCCCTCTAAGTCGTAAAGGAGAATGTACGACATGGCAGCCAACCCGAAGAACGACAGCAAGATCAGCGGCGACAACTGGACACGGGAGAATCTGATCCGTGCTGGCGAGTTGTACCACGCTAAGTACGGCGAAGTCCCTTCGCAGATCCATTTCTACCCAGCAATGGCGAAGAAGTCGAACAATCCGAAGCGCGACGAGTTCATCAGCCGCTTCATCAACGACGGCGTCTGGCCCTCGTCCTCCACGATCATCAAGCACTTCAAGTCCTTCGGAGAGTTCCAGAAGGCTTGCGGTTTTGAGCCGACCTCCTCGCGTGGCAGCGGTGCTGCCTCCAAGAAGTTGGAGGGGCTTCGTGCCCTTGAGAAGGAACTCTTCGCTTCCTAAGTTTCCTCCGCCGGACTCGTCTCCGGCAAACCATCAGACCTCGATAGGGGTCGTCTCTCTCCTCAGGAGCCGTCCCCTTCGGGGGGCGGCTCTCTTTTTGGGACGTAGGTCACATAACTAGAAGAATGGCAGACAAGAGAAACTGGGTTGTTGTGCTTCCCGTCAAGGGTGAAGCCGTCACAAAGATTGGTCCCGAGCAGCACTTTATGCTTCTTCAGCAGATTGCGCCCGACCTCAAGCCCGAGATTAATCTTTGGGCTGCGAACGTTCCGGCTCCGAGGAACGACCGCTACGTTGTCGCTCGTGGATTCGTGAACCCCTTCGGTAGGATCTGCTTTGATGAATGCTCTCATCAGGGCAGCCTTCGCAATCAGGTTTACGATGCCGTCTTCTCAACTCTCAATGGTGCAAAGGTTGCAAAGAAAGATGATGATGAGTTCGTTCCAACTCCTTATACTGACCCTGTAAAGATTCTAAACCTCTTTGCGGCCAGAGCTATGAACGAGCACATCCCGAATGAGGATGATCTTCTAGCCATTTCCCGATACGGTATGGGAATCTCTAGCGTAGATCGGGAAGAGAAACTGAAGTACCTCAACATGATCATGGAGGCTGAGAATCCTGCCGCCGCTATTCGTCTGGCTCAGGAGACAAAATGCTTACGCTTCCTTCTCCCCGACGTTGCTGACGCTAAGGGTTTCTGGCAGCGGTACAAGAAGACATCTAGCGAGTTGTTTGAGCATCTGCTTCACACTCTTGATTACGTTGCAAAGCACAGTGACGATAGGGATCTTCGCTGGGCGGCTCTGCTCCATGACATTGGAAAGATTGAGTCCGTGTGGGTTGATGAGGATGGACGCACTCACTTTCGCAAAGGACCTGAAGGTCAAGGGGCTAACCATGAAGAGGTGGGTCCCGAAATGATCAAGCGCATGTTCGACAATCTTGCGGTGCCCGAGGAGATGACAAACCGAGTCTGCTTCTTTGTTCGTGAACACATGTTCGACCACTTCGACAACAAAAAGGGAGCCAAGAAGTTCCTAGAACAGATGGGCGGTCCCGAGCAGGCACACGCAATGCTCACTCTTAGAGGCGGAGACGTGCAGGGCAAGCCCGGTCAGGCCGAGGCTGAAGAAGAGATCGTTGAAATGAGAAAGCTTATCGATAAGGTTCTCAAAAAAGACGACAACGAATGGGAAGTTGTCCCAGAGGACAGTGACTTTTTTGTTGTTCTTGTGGATCATGATATAATCTGAGCATGAGTGAAGAAGAGGAAGAACCCGAGAAGGAGGAAGCAGATGCCGATATGCCATTTGAGCAGCGCGATAGCGACGGCAACTTCCTTCTTACCAAGAAGCCTATTGGATCCAACGAAGAGGATCACACTCTTGCTCGCAAGTTTGCGCAGCAGACTCTTGACGAATACCTGACAATCAAGTCGGAGGATCGTCAAACGGAATGCTGGTCTCCAGACTGTGTCGCTCCTCCGATAGCATGGGTGCGGGAAATTCAATTCGATATGCTTGGCGACAAGGCTGGCATCAATCAAAATATTGTTTCAAGCCGGGACTATGTGGGTCCAGTCCCGGGCTTCTGTGTAAAGCACATTGCAACAGGACCTCCACAGCTCGCAGAACGCGTCTACTGGGATCAGACAGAGATTTCTCTGGGTTTACGTCCCCGTAAATGGTGGGTGATCTTTACCGATGGCACCAAGCAAGGTGGCTTATGCGAGGTCCTCAATCCTAAGAATCTTAAACCGATTACTCAGGATCTGCACATGAAAAACTCAACCAACTGAACATAAGCATTAGAAAACTAGGAGAAAAGCACGAATGGCTTACATTCTATTCAATAAGGGTGAGCGAAGCCTAATCAACACTTGGCTTGGCGGTTTCACCAACCTTAGCGATGGCGTTCCCGGATCCAACGTATATGTTGGTATGGCCACTCGCGCTATTGCAAGCACAACAAAGGCAAGCAATCTAACAAATACGGGCGGCGCAGAGGATCTTATTGAGATCGGTTGCGTTAACTCCGGCGGTTACTCTCGCTTTGCCATCGGTAGAACCGCTGGTTCCCCGTCTGGCTCGACATGGCCCGACGCACGGCTAGTTGGCACCAGCTACCAAACGATATCAAATCAGGCGCTTTTCACATTCAGCAACACACCAGAGGTCAACGGTGCCCGAATGTGGTTCGTTGCGCTAAGCGGTCCGACCCCAAGTCGTGGCAGCAATGACGCAATCTTCGGCGCTGACCTTGCAGCACAGCGCAACTTTGCTGCCGGTGACACCGAGCGCATCACAATCACCTACCGCCAAACATAAGGGAGATAGAAAATGGCAGGCAATAAATCCAACTATCTCGCTAAGAAGGTTCTTGATCACGTCCTAGGCAAGACGACTTACACCGCTCCGTCTACGATCTACTTCGGTCTTTGGACAGCGACTCTTGGCGATTCGTCCACCGGTACAACGGCTGGCGAGCCGACAGATCTGTATGATTCTGGTACTGGGCTAGGGTATAGAAGAGTGTCGAAGACGAACAACACTTCGTTCTGGCCGAACGCCCTTGGTAGTGACGTTGCGACTAAGTCGAACAACGACGCTCTCACTTGGTCTACGGCTGCGGCCGATTGGGGAACTATCACTCACTTCGCAATTCTGGATGATGGTCCCACCGCAGGTGCTGCTGCAAACGTTCTTTATTGGGGTCAACTCACCTCGCCCAAGATCATCAGCACGGGCGACACCGCAAGTTTCTCTAGCACCGCTCTTGTGGTCACAGAAGACTAATCAACTACTCGTTGGCTTCAGCCCTCGCGCCCTCTCCGGACGGTTTGGACGCGAGGGCTGTAGTGTTTTTGGTCTCTCCTTTCATGTAAATAGTGAACCCTAGAAGGATAAGGTAAATGGCTCTTAATCGTGGCGTCCAATTCATTTGGAATAACGAATCTACTGGCGAATATACGGGTCCGACCGGACCGACAGGGGCATCCGAATACGCAGTTGTTGGTGCTCAAACAAATGTTGCCGTTCATGTTGAAGTAAGCGGCGCGACAACGATTAGAGTTCAGGCGGCATATCCAGTTGATCGCTCTGTGGGTAGAAACTACATGCCCACCGGTCCTGACGCTCATGATTACTATTCGATTTATTCGAACGACTCCTATCTTGCGACTGGTCCCAACCCCAGTGATGCACAGGCAGTCTTTGTCCGCAGACCTCTTGAATTCGTATTTGAGGGTGCTGGTAAGGCATCGTTTGATATCTCGCCCTACACTCCCAAGTTCTTGCGTCTTACTAGCACGAACGATGTGACAGCAACGGCGGCAATCGAAGTCGTCGGGTAACAATGACAAGTTTCCCTGACGGACTACCAACCAAGCCGGTCGATATCATATCGGGACAGTATGTTCAGGCAGAGCATGTTGACCCCCTGTGGGATGAGGTTATCGCCGTTGAGAACGTTCTTCTTGGTGGCGCAACTCTTGCTTCGTCGCTCTCGCTTAAGCCGACTGGTCCCTCGTATACGCCGCTTACTGTAAGAGGTGTTGCATCGCAGTCGGCACCAATCATGAGCGTCGGCGATGTCAGCGATGCCGATAAGCGCGTTGCGGTTACGTCCGATGGTAAACTTCAAATTGGTTCTGATAGATATCTTTACCGTTCTGCTGTTGGCATAGAGACAACAAACAAACTGTCTCTAACAACTCAGGGTTCAGGCGGCGGCATCGTTATGGGAACGGACGCTGTTCTTTATCGTGGTTCTGGTGCCACCCTTGAGACGACATCCTCTGCGTTTTCCTCAATTCGAACGAACACAACCGATTCTGCTTTTCAAACGCAGGTCTCCGGAGATTCGTCAAACCGTGTAGTCGTTCGTGCTGACGGTCGAATCTCTTTTGGTGCTGGTGGAGCTACAGGACCGGACGCTTACATAGAATATGCGGGAAGTGGCTCCCTAGGCGTTACACTGGGAAGCGGCGGGACTCTAGCGGTTACGGGCAATCTCAGCGTCACAGGATCCTTGCAGCGCAATGGTGTTGATGTTGTTGCCACAACTGACACTCGCTTATACGACTCTCGTACCCCGCAGGGTGCAGCTGGTGGCGATCTTACTGGCTACTATCCAAATCCGTTATTGGCTGCGGCGGGAACAGCAGGAACTTACACCAAGGTCACAACAGACACCAAGGGTCGCGTTACTTCGGGATCAAACCCAACAACTCTTGACGGTTACGGGATAACAGACTCAGTCAAGAGCGTTGCTCTTTCGCTTCCAAGCATCTTCTCAGTATCTGGATCGCCTATTCAATCCGGAGCAACAACAGGCGTTTCGGGCACTCTTTCAGCTACGCTCGCAAACCAGAACATCAACACCGTGCTTGCCGGTCCGGGTTCAGGCGCAAGCGGTCCGCCTACGTTCAGGTCTCTTATTGCGGCAGATCTTCCATCACACACTCATCCTTATGATCAGATCACTGGTCTTGGAACGGCGGCGATAAAAGACGTACCCGCCACTGGAAACGCGACCAGTATTCAGGTCGTCCTTGGAAGTGACACACGTCTCACCAATTCAAGAACACCGACCGGACCCGCAAGCGGTGATCTCGCTGGCACTTATGAGGGCGGTCCCACTCTTGCCGCTGTCGGAACAGCAGGCACCTCCTACACAGCGGTAACGACAGACTCCAAGGGCAGAGTTACGGCGGGATCTTACCCAACATCTGTTGGTTATGTCACGGGTCCCAGCGGCAGACTGACATTCTCTAGCGCAACCTCGTCTACCGGTCCAACAGGAACCACAGCCATCTCACTTGATCTTGTGTCCGGTGTGGCTACTCCTGATACTTACAGATCAGTGACGGTTGACACCTATGGTCGCGTTACGGCAGGCACAAAGCCAACAACTCTTGATGGTTACGCCATTACAGACGCCATAAAGAGCGTTGCCCTATCGCTTCCTTCGATATTCAACGTTTCGGGTTCTCCCATCACTTCTGGTGCTACTACTGGTCCCACGGGCAGCCTTTCAGCGACTCTTGCGAGTCAAAGCATCAATACTGTGTTTGCCGGTCCGACAGGTGGGTCGAGCGCCGCTCCTACGTTTAGATCCCTTGTCGTAGATGATCTTCCAGCGCACACCCACACCTTGTCGCAGATTACAGGGATAGGTACTTCAGCTTCAAGGAACGCTCCTGCGACCGGAAATGCCACGAGCACTCAGGTTGTTCTTGGAAGCGATACACGCCTTACCGACTCAAGAACACCGACCGGTCCTGCCGGTGGCGACCTTTCCGGTACATACGAAGGCGGTCCGACTCTTGCTGCTGTGGGCACCGCTGGCACCTACACGTCTGTGACAACAGACTCTAAGGGTCGCGTCACGTCTGGCACGAACCCCGTACTTGTCACCAGCGTCACTGGTCCTAGTGGTCAGTTAACGTTCAGCGTTACTGGTCCGACGGGTGCAAATGCGATCACTGTTGGTCTTGCAACAACAGGCTCTGCCGGAACGTACACATCTGTGACAACAGATGCTTACGGTCGTGTTACGTCGGGGTCTAATCCAACGCCAAGCAAAGCAACAAACGTTGCTGGTGGTTTAGCCGGTCAAATTCATTATCAATCTGCGGCGGACACGACAGCATTCCTTGCTACTGGTCCCACAGGATCGGTGCTTACGGCAAACGGTGTTGCTGCTCCCTCCTACACTGCTCAGTCTTCGCTAACTGCCGGAAAAGCAACCGCTGTTGCTGGTGGTCTTGCCGGTCAAATTCCCTATCAGTCTGCCGCCGACACAACAGCGTTCTTAGCAACAGGTCCGGCCGGTGCCGTCTTAACATCATTTGGTGGAGCAACCGGTCCAGTATGGTCAACAACAATCTCTAACGCAAACGTTGTTGGGCCAACAGAAACGTTTGCCACTCGTGCGGCGCTTACCGGCCCCACAGCAGCAAACTTTGACGCTAAGACTCAGTCAGTTCTTTATGCGAATAGCAATGCGGGAGGAAACTGGACGCTTAACGTTCGCGGCAATTCAACAACAACGCTTGACTCAATGCTTTCGGTTGGGCAGTCGATGACCATTGTTCTTATGAATCAGAATGGTTCTCCCGCCTACTATCAAACCGCAATGACAATTGATGGAACAAGCGTTACACCTAAGTGGTTCACCGGAACAGCACCGACAAGTGGCAACATAAACTCAACAGATGTGTATACTTTCACAATTATGAAGACAGCGGCAACTCCCACGTATACGGTTCTTGCTTCTACGGCTAAGTTCGCTTAAGGATTAATGTAATGCCAATTCGTTCTAGTTTAGGCGGACTATCAGTAAGAGGATTCTTTCCCGGCGCTGGTGTGCCGGGCGCTCCAACCAGCGTCAGCACCTCTGCCGGTGCCACGACATCTGCTCCAACGGTTAACGTATCATGGACTGCACCAACAAACAATGGCGGCGCTCCAATTACATCGTACAGGGTAACGGCTAGTCCGGGTGGAGCGTTCGCAACAAGCGCAACAACAAGCGCGACAGTCAGTGGTTTATCTGTCGGAACATCTTACACTTTCACAGTCACGGCAACTAATGTTGTTGGTACTGGACCATCTTCAACAGCCTCTAGTTCGTTCACAACTTGGAATGCTACTGGTGGATCTGTAAGTACTTCTGGCGGATATAAATACCATGTGTTTACCGCTGCCTCAAATACATTTACAGCGGTCGGCACGCCATCTAAAAGCATTGCTATATTTTTGTGTGGCGGCGGCGGCGGTGGTGGTGGTGGAAACGACCAAAATCCTGATGTTACCGCAGCCGGTGGATCCGGTGCTGGTGGAGCCGTCTATCTGAATGACTCTGTTTCTGTAGGTGCTGGCTCTATCGCTGTCACTGTTGGTGATGGAGGTGCTGCGTGTGTTGACGATTTCAGCGATGGTAGCGGCGGCGGAGCATCTTACTTTGGGGGTTATGGAGCAGGCGGTGGAGGCGGAGGCGGCGTCGCTCCGGTACACTACATTGGTGGCGGTGGTGGATCGACATCCGCAAATATCAACGGCTCAGTAACTAACTATTCTGGTGGCCCCGGCGCTAATAATGTTGGTTTTGCAAATTACGGCGGCGGTGGCGCTGGTGCCGGTGGTAACGGCGGTGGCGGTAGTGGAAGTAATGAAGGCGCTGGCGGTAATGGCTACAGTCCTTGGGGCCTTGGACCGTATGGTTACGGCGCAGGAAGCGGTTGGGGAGGCAGCGGAGCAGCCAACACAGGTAATGGTGGTCAGGGCAGTGCGGGCTATGGCGGCGGCAATGGGGGTTCGGGTATTGTCATTGTTAGATACCCATGGTAATCCTAAAGCAATAAAACAAACCGCCGCAGCCACTTAAATATTAGTATGAACTATCTAGGGCTGACCGTTTTCGCCGGTAACACACCCGGCCTCATTCTTGATTTTGATTCGGCCACAAAAGAATACACCGTTGAATTTGAGGACGGTCGTGTGGTCAAGAGCGCAACCGTGTATTGGGAAACAAACATACCTGCAGATACTGAGGTTGCTCTTTATCGCAAAGCCTCTATTGGCAGTGGCGAAAAGCTTACATATGATCCTCAAGACGGCTGGGATATCGTCAGCAATGACGAGTCGGAAGCCGATGACGAGTGTGACTACTGCGGTGGTCAGGGCGTAGACGACGACGGTAGCCTCTGCTCTCATTGCGACGGCAGGGGTCACATGAACATGCAGCATTCGCTTCAGGTTGCTGCAGCACAAATGCAGGTGACCGACCAACCAACCGATCTCAACGAATGGGTTGACGAACTTCATGATGAGAGCGACGGCGAATACACACCCGACGGCGAGTATGGTCCGAACGCTCCATCCTCAACAATGGGCGACCCCGATCTAGGCGCTCACAAAAGCATTGACAATAAGATCAAGAAGCTTGAAGACAAGATCGATCATCTAACTGAAATGCTTGAGGGCAAGGATCTTAAGGGCGAAGACGGCGAAGAGATTAGCCCTGAGGGGATTCAGCTCGTTGATCATGACGCCGTTGAGGACAACTACTACGAGCGTCAGACAAAGCCGAATCCCAACCTTGATGAGCAGTACCCATCCGGCACACACTCTGAGCGTTACCCCGGTACGCTGAACCCAACCGCAAAGGTTGCAAAGGATTGCAATTGCTGGGACGGCTACAAGCGCGTCCCCGGTACAAAGCCTTGCGCTCCCGGCTCATGCGAGAAGTGCGACTCTGCTCGCAAAGAAGCTGCCGCAAAGAAGAAAAAGCAAAGCCCCGACGAGGCTGTGAAGAAGGTTAATACCGTTCCTCCTCAGGGCGTCCGTGCTGCCGCCAAGCGTGGTCTTAAGTACTACGAAGAGGGCAAGGCTGGTGACGGTTTTGAGGCTGCTACTGCTGACCGCGCTCGTCGTATCGCCGCAGGTGAGGCACTAACAGAAGAGCACATCAATCGCATGCACTCGTTCTTTGAACGTCATGCTGGCGGTCGTTCCAAGAAAGCCAAGCCCGGTGAGGTCACCGCTTGGGATGTTGCGTGGCTATGCTGGGGCGGAGACGCTGGTCGCTCGTGGGCATCGAAGGTTGACTCTCAACTGCACAAGGCTCGTCATCCTAACTCCAAGGGCAAGCACTCGTATGTTGACAACACCGAGGTTTCTTATGCGCCAACACCCGGAACCTTTGACGGTCAACGCATCACACCGCTTGAGCAGTGGGATCGCTCAACTACCGACGAAGAGAACGGCGAAGCAAATTACATCGCCGATGGTGTTGAGAAGGGTCTTGGCGCTAGCCCAATTGAATTGGATCGTTCTGGCAACCCGCTTATGAGAACGGAAGAGGCTGAGGACTACCCTCAAAAAGAAGACGTTCCGTTCCCAGACGCACCGACAGACATCGTCAAGGCTATGACTGAGCATCGTGACAAGAAGGAAAACATGAATCCAAATAAAGACGTTTGGGATCAGGTCGTTCATTCTCATGTGAGAGAGGAAGCAGCGTGGGAGGATGCTCGCGTTGCAAGCCCTGAGTGTTCTGCCTGTGGTGATCCGCTTGTCAATGGTGACTGTCACTCCTGCGGTGAGCGCATGAGCAAGAAAGAGATCAAGCAGGCATCTCGTCAGCAGAAGATCGCGGCTCGTGATCAAAAGGTTATCGACTCCCTCAAGCCTCGAGCTGCAGAGCTTGGTCGTCTATTCGGTGAAGCGTTCGCTGGTCGCACTGCCACAACTGAAGACAGTTCAGCGGAAGGGATTTTTGTTCCTGTTCCGATTCGTGGTGAAAATTCAAATCCTTATGACGCTGGTGGTACCGGTGGTAACAACGCAACGCGTGGAGACGCTCCTGAGCTCCTGAAGGACATTCTTGGCGAGGGCAACGCCATGACGCAAGACTCCAACAAGGGAAACAATTCGGACAAGGATGGCGACAGACCTTTGTCTGATCTGTTCTCTGATGGAATGGGCGTCGTCATTGAGTTCGCCGACAGCGATGAATCCGCCAAGGGTAACAAGATGGTTGAAGAACTAAGCAATGCCCTTGAGGGTGTTCTTGGTGAGGTGTTCGCAGAAAACAAGAACGACGCAAAAGAAAAGAAAGAGTCGTCGATGCAGCAGCAGATGATGCTCAAGGCGGACGACTACGTTGAAGCTGTGATCGACGGCGTCAAGGCTCTTGTTCCCAGAACCATGCTGAACCAACTTAGAGGAATAACAGGTCCGACGGCTCCAGCACAACAGCAGCAACAGCGACAGCAGCCGTCTTCAGGAAACCCAACAACACCCTCCATGGGCTATGTCAACAACGGCATTCCCGGTGCTTTTGGTAGTGTAAAACAATCCATAATGGATGACGACGGCATTGAAACTGAAGAAGACATTACCGATGTAGACGGCAATAAACTTGTTCCGGGTGATGAATACAACCTTTATGCAACCGTTGATGACGAGCCAGAACTCGTGACGGTCGAAAGCGTTACTCCAACGAGCGTCGTTCTCAATAGAGATGACTCTAAATTTGAACCACAGACTATCACCATTGAAGACTTCAACGCAAACAACCTCAGATTCGATCCGGTTGTCAAGGACGATGCCCTTGACGGCACTCCAGAGACAATGGACGATGCTGGTCCCGGTCAGGATGATATCCCCGGTGAGCGCAACATGAGCACCGACAATCCCGGCGGTCCAAAGATTGCTGGCCGTAGCTACTACCCACACCAGCAGAAGGAATTCATCAACGAGTCCGGTAGAGCACGCAACCTAGACAAGTTAGATCTTGAAGGTACGCATTACACGAATGGCGAAACAACCGCTAGCGACAACATTGACGACGACTTTCTGTTTGGTGTCTAAATGAGAAACTCGAAAAACGGAAGACTCAGAGTATGGGATCGAGCAGTTGACTCGTTCAACTCTGACGATCTTGTCTACAACTTCGACACAATCGATTGGCTGTTTGGTGGCAAAAGTGGTACCACTGGAGCCACAGGTGACACCTTCTCCGGCAATGCGTCGACATGGCTTGGAAGAGGCGACTCCTTCGCCACTAACATCTATCCCGGAACAAAGAACAGCGGCTTTGAAGATCAAACGTCCGGAGCAAGAACTCTTTATTCCGTTGTCTCTGGTCTAAATTACAACGATGTCCCTCTTGGCACTGTGATCCAATGGTGGAGGCCAACTGCTTCAACAGATGCTGGCTCCGGTGCTGGTGCCATTCCAGATGGATGGGTGCCCTGTGACGGTCGAACCCTAACCGCCGAACAGCACTCTTATGGTGCTCTCTCCATTGTTGTTCCAGATCTTCGCAATAAGTTTGTTCTTGGCGCTGATGCGACCGTTGCTGGAATCAATGCCGTTACCGCTTATCGTCATGAAGATGGTGCCGTTTCCGCAAGCAACATGAATAACGACTGGACGGGGTCGAAGAAAGCTGACGGAACGACCGGCGCTCCCGGTCTTGGCTACGATTCTGGACTTGAGAATGTAAGCGTAAATTCAAAAACGGGCAGCAACCTGCTTCGAGATTTGAATCACAATCACGCTTCAGGATCTGACACCAGTTCAGGACTGAAGATAAGAGATCACGTTCATGAAAGCGATCATGCTCATTCGTTAAATAGTCATTCTCATACGATCCCTAGACATGCTCACAGAATGGATCATGAGCATTTTATTCCTAATCATATTCATTACTTCAACCTCACTTCCGATTTTGATTCTGGCCCCAACAAGAGTCCCGGAAGCGATACCGTTCGAGTCGCCACGGTGAGCAGTGGTGGAGCGTTAGTTCCTAGAGACAATCACGTTCACAACATTCATTTATCCAAGGATAATGGGACGGGTGGTAGGGACTTTCTGCCCGGCTTTATTCAAGACTCGCCGGGCTTTCCTGACATATGGACTTCAGAGTTTTGGTATTTTAACGGCGTGCCTCCGGAAAGTCTTAATTGGAGAGGTTGGACTCCACTATCTATTTCGTCGTATCCGATATCCGCTTCGACAGCTAATGGTTTGAATATCTCTCGTCAATACAATACCTCATCTGTAGACCTTTTGACATATCCTAGTGGTGGCGGATTGACGGGCAGGAGAGAGAAGAACGGACTATTCAACCCCAATACTGGTACAATTGCAGGATCGACAACCGGAACAAGTTCGACAGATATCGCTTACGCAAAAGGAATTGACGGAAACACCGCAGATGCAACTTGGAATTCCTCTTCTTCCTCTGTGAATTCGCAAAACAAATTAAACGTCCGCCCACAGTATGTCGGTCTTCTCTACCTCATAAAGGTTAGAGTCGCAAAGAACTTAATCTAAGAGGAACTGTTTTGAAAGAACTCGTCATCAAAAGACAGGCGAATGTTACAAGCGCCGATGCGCTTGATGAGATAAATGCCGCTTACCCTCATGCGGAAGTCCTTTCGTTCCGCAGAATAAGGGATGCCGCAAGCGAAGCCGATCTCTTTGTTACACGAATTAGAGTAGCTGCCGACATGTTCGATGAGTCCACGCCGGAAGAATCCTTGCCAGAGGAAGACGTTGTTGTTGAGGGCAAGCAACACGAAGATGAGGAAGAGGCGATGATGAAGGACATGCTTGATCTTCTTCGCCAAATCAAAGACATCGTTTCGGACGAAGAGGCAGAAGATGTTGAGTCGGAAGAGCCTGAGCGTATTGAGACTGAGGAAGAGATTGAAAGAAAGCACAAGGCGAAGCCTCTTCCGGAACCGTCTGAACCTCCATTTGCCGCTGCAGGCGTAGGTCAAATGACTCCCGTTGCCTCTGTCGTCGCTCAGCGTCCTGCCACCATTTCGAAGACGGCAGCTCGACTTGAACTTATTCGTGAGTTCTCAAACGATTATGTGATCGGCGAAATCGAAAAGCGCGATGGGGTTTTTGTCGCCAGCCTCACTAAGAAGTCTGAGATCGATACTGAGAACATGGCTGACCCCAAGCAAAAGGGCATCCTTGAAATGATGGGCGTTGAGCCTACGGAAGATTCCAAAGACGAAACGTCGAGCGAAAGTCCCGATGAAGAATACGATGACGTAAACAGAACCGGGATCTCGTTTATGGATCCGCTCTCTCCTTGGGTTCGCTGGAAAGAATACAAGAAGAATCAAAAGCCCGGAGATCTTTCTCGCTTCAAAGATTATGTCCACCCCACTCGTCTTGATGAACAGATTAAAGAGAAGCAGGACGCAGCGCTAAAGGCAATGGAAGAGCGAGGCGAAGACGTTCCCAGCAAGAAGGATCAAGCAAGAGAGCGAAGTGAAGCCAGACCTCAACCGCTTCGCCTGACCCGCAATCAAACATGATTACCAAATTCGCCAAAGCAGAAATTCTTGACGTTCGCACCAGCAAGAGCAGGCACAAGAACGCATCCCTAAGCAAGTTCGCCGCTATCGGCGATGGCGATACTCAGTATCGCCTAGAGGATGGGTACATCTACACCAAGGTGCGTGCCATCTCAAGCCGTGTCAACAAGAACAACGACGGCTGGCCATCGGAAGAACTAGCCAAGGCTTACAGCACATTCGTCGGCAAGCCGATCTTTGTTGATCACAACAACAGCGATCCCGAAAAGGCTCGCGGTGTTGTGGTGGATGCTCGTCTTCATGTTGAAGATGATCTGCAGAAGGCCTCTGCTCTTGATCCGTACTACGCCACCGCTCCTGAGAACCACAAGCCTCCGACATGGATTGAGCTTCTTTTGGAGACGGATGCTCGTCAGTTCCCCAAGTTGGCTATGGCTATTGTTGCTGGCGACATTGACTCCGTTTCAATGGGCGCAAATGTTGATCGAACACAGTGCAACATCTGTCACAACTGGGCGACAAACGTTCAAGAATATTGCGATCACATCAAGAGCAAAGGCGCTTCGTTTGATTTCTTTGAGGCAAGCAGTGGTCAGAAGACCAGCCGAAAGTCTTACGAGGACTGCTATGATGTTCACTTCTTTGAGATTTCGTATGTCTTTGATCCTGCCGACCCAACAGCTCTAGTGCTCGATAAGGTATCTAGCAATAAGACGGCGCTAAAGCCACAGTCTGATCTTCCCAAGATGCCGCAAGAGGTTGATACAGATCGTCAGATGGGACTCTGTCCTCAGTGCGGTAACAACGAGATGGAGAAGGGTCAGCCCTGCAAAATCTGCAAGTACGAACAGCCGGACGAAGTCAACCTAAGCGAAGATCAAACTCCGCAAGGAATGGACGATCCGGATATTGGGCAGGCTCAGGAAAACCTGCAGTCTCGGGAAGAAATGCTTCCCGGTCCAAGCGGGGACATGATCCCCGATGCACCTCCGGGTGCGCCTCAACCAGTTCTCAAGGGTGATGCCTCAGCAATGAATCCTCTTGAGAACACTATGGGATTGCCTGTTACGGGCACTGTAAATAGTAGTGAATCAAAAACTGTAAATAGCGAATGGGAAATTGTTAAAGATGCAGGTCTTCTGACAAAAGTCGAGAAGCCGATCCTACCTCCCAATCGTATTACGAACGACAGGGTAGTCAATCCCAAAACTATCAAGAACCCGACGAAGCCTGTCGAATCAAATACGAAGGAAACCAACAATATGAGCAAAACAGATAAACTTGATGAGGTTCTGGGCGATCTAGAGGCATACCTTGCCTCCAAGACTGCTGCTGAACCCGCGTGGAGCGACGGGAAGACAGAGCATCAGGACCCCAATAAGGCTGTTGATGCCGGTCCCGCCCCGCATACCATGACATTCCCTGACGAAGGTCAGGAGGATCCCGTCACCTCCGAAATCGGCTCCGCCGGTTCGGGTCCTATTGGCGTTGCTGCGGCTGCCAAGAAGGAGATGCCTGACTTCATCAAAGAAAAGATGAAGGGCAAGGGCAAGGACGACGAGTCCGAAGAGGATGAAGACGACGAGTCCGAAGAGAAGGACGAGAAGTCTGAGAAGAAGGAAGCGAGCAAGGACAAGGACGAAGACGATGTCTGCGAGGACTGCGGCAAGTCCCCTTGTAAGTGCGATGACGACGAGGACAAGAAGACCTCCGCTTCGAAGTCGGAAGATGACGACGAAGAAGAAGAGGACGAGGACTCCAAGAAGGACGAGGACAAGAAGGATAAGAAAGCCTCGAAGAGAATGGCTAAGATCCTCGGTGTTGAGGGTCATCAGGTCATTGCGATGCTTCATGCCGCCGGTACTGATCTTGTCCTTGATGTCGTCGAAGAGATGATTTACGACAAGAAGGCTGTCAAGAAGGCTGTCAAGCAGGCTCGCAAAGAGGCTGCTGCTAGCGGCACACAGGGCGCTCCCGGTTCGGAGGCGCAGGATCGTGTTGCTGTCGATGGTCCCCTTCTTGAGGAGGTCGCACCCAGCACCATGACATTCGGTTCGGATGATTTCCATATCACCGATCCGGTCACAACTGGCGAGAACGCCAACGAACTGGGCGGTCCGATTGGTACCGCCTTCGCCAGCGAGGACGACGTGCGTTCGCACATCTTCCGCTCGCTGAAGATCGCGGAGACTGAGGCAGGTCTAGGTCTCATTGAAGAGTCTGAGAAGTTTGAGCGTGCTGCTTCCCTAGAGAAGGAGTCTTCGCAGGAACTGGACGCCCGTGAGGAAACCCTCCGCCGCGTTCGCAAGTCGGACAACCAGCGCTCGGCATCCAAGAAGGTCGCCGGTCGCATTCCCCCACTAAACAAGACAGCAGCGTTTGAGACACAATCTTCGATTATTGTCTCGTCCGAAGAAGCGGACGACGCTGCAATGTTCATGTGAAATCAAAAGAGAAACAGGAGATAATTCCAACATGCTAAGACTACAAAAGCTAGCAAATGTCAACAAGCGCCGCACGCTCCGCGCCCTCTACGCGCAGACACAGGCATACCCCTATGCCGCGACGCTTGATCACAGCGTTGACCGTCACGCCACAGATCCTTTCAGTGGCATTGAGGCCGGCAAGGCTGCAATTTGGCCCGGTATGGTCGCTCTAAAGACTGTCGGCGAGAACGTTCGTCCGCAATTCGACAACGCCGGGGGCAACCCCGGTGCGCGCCGTCCGTTCGGTCTCTTCGCCAACTTCATCGGCGGCGAGCTTGACGAGATCGGTGATCGCAACGAGGTCGGTGTTTGGCGCGGCGTTGGCGGCGTCTTTGAGATCCTCGCCCCCGTGTTTGTCGACACTGGTCTTGGTGCTGAAGCCGCACGCGAAGACGGATCGGCCTCTAAGGAGATCTACTTGACCGCTGACGACACCAGTCGTCTTTTCTGGGACAATGACGCTCGTCCCGGCATCGACTGGCACAACTCGACAGCCCGTCTCGTCCGTCGTGTTTCGGACAAGGCAATCATCATCGAACTTCTAGTCTAATCGAAAAATAAGGAAACCAGTTATGAGCCTAGTTACAGCCAGAAAAGCGGTCTCCTCGGCGGAGTACGAGCAGAAGCTATCCAATCTTCCTAAGCTAACCAACGCACAGAAGAAGGAGCGCCTCGCTCAAATCCTCGCCGACAAGACCAACGCGATGCAACGCATCGGTCAGGGTATGATCGGTCCAATCCAGATCCGTCTTCGCTACGAGGGTATTGTTCGCAACGTCCTCATCGAAGACACACTGGAGCGCGGTCCTCTCATGCCTTACGACATCCTTGACGATCTCGGTATGGCGTATGTCCTTAACCAGACAGACGCTGAGGTCAAGGTGCAGGTCTTCGAGGGCAAGCAAGCCTTCCCGCAGCTCTTCCGCATCGCGGCGTTCCCCCGCGTCCGCAAGGAAGATCTGTACTACCTCCGCGTCAACGCCATTGAGTACGCTCAAGACGAGTCGCGTCAGGCAATCCAGAAGCAGGAGGACTACCGTCTCATCCTGCTCCTAGAGTCCGCCATCACCGATTACGGTACGGCTGGTCTCAACCCCGTCGGTGGTACTCAGACCGGCATCTCGTCGGGTCCGTCGGGCTACGAGAATGAGAAGACTGTCCTCATCGGTGCAGGCGCACCGCTTGAGCCAGTCGACTTCTACTCGGCAGTCTCGCAGATCGAGATCGAGCAACTAGAGGCTCGTCGCGTGCTCATGCACCCGCAGGACATGCGCGACCTCTACACATGGGACATCAACGTCACAGGCTGGGCCTTCAAGGACAAGACCGTCGCTGGTGAGAAGATCACACAGTTCGGCGAGTTTGACCTCATGAAGTCGGTCATCGTGCCACAGGGCGAGGTCTTCCTCGCTGCTGAGCCGAACTACGTCGGCGTGTTCCCCGTCATGTACTCGCTTGACGTGGAAGAGAACCATCAGGTCGAGCAGTTCTACAAGGGCTTCGTCATGGACGAGCTCGTGGGCATGCTCGTGCTCAACGCTCGCGGTCTGTCGCGTATCCTCAAGTCGGATGCGTACGCCTCCAGCGGTGTCATCACCAACATCGCCGAGCGCGGTCTCTACTCGTAATCCTTACGAAACAGAGTGTGAGATTAGGGTCGTCTCCTTCGGGAGGCGGCCCTTTTCTTTTGGTCAACAACTCCGTGTAATGAGTGTTATGGCATTCAGATTTGAAACAGCAAACGAGAGATGGAAGAGCTACAAACAGTCCATGGACTGGGAGCGCGACGACAACGGTAATGCCGTTACCCCAAGCAATTGGGCGCTTGGTTTTCCTGATGATGTCGGTGAGTACGAATTTCCTCAGCAGTCAATGGAGAATATTAAGCAGCGCTTGCACGAAGGTGCAACAATGGAAGAGATCAAGCAGGAGTTTGCAAAATTTATTGCAGAGAATAATCTCACCGATAATGATCTTTACGAGATTGGCATAAATTAAAATGGCATTCAGATTTGAAACAGCAAACGAGCGTTGGTCTTGGTATAGAGGCGTTAAACCGAACGACAATGACAACGCGCTTGCTCTTAATCGAGAAGATATGAGTCCGGGCGAAACGAATCAGATGGATGTTAACGCAATGATTAGATCTTTTGAAAAGGGCTGGACACCGCGTAATGTTTTTGATCAAATGTCTGCCGGAGGCGGTCAACAATCAACACCTCCTCCACGCTTTGATGAAATTCAGGCGGTTTACGATCAATGGAAGAATTCGGATTCTTATTGGCTCGACGAATGGGCCGCAGACGATTCTGACGGTGACTTCGATGAGCCAATCATATACGCTTCACCGCAGTCTTAACCTTTTAGCATATCTGCTAAAATAAAATAGCCATGCATCCAAGAATGATCTTGGAGCAGTCACATTAGGAGAACATCATGGCGACCAAGAGCACCAAGAAGATTATCCGTAATCTTCATGCAGTACCAGTGAACCTTAGATTCGGTTCACGCAAGGATCCGTACTACCTCACTCTGAACCGCAGAGGTGAGAGCGGTGACTGGGTAGAAGTACCCGGTGACTTCACGGAGCATCCTGACTTTAACCGCAACCTTGGTCTCGCATTTGAGATCATCAGCTCGGCTGAGGCTGGCAAGATCCAGTATGGTGAAAGATCTAGCAAGCCTGCGATTGAAGAGGATAGAACGTTTAAGCTTGAACGCATGAGCGACACGTCCACAACCATCGGCATGGTCGACGCCGATGCGAAGGCAGGTATCACTCGTGCCACGAACGTCGGTCCAATGCGATCCAACGCAACGGGCACAGTCGACAATCCTGTTCCTGCAGAGCGCCCTGTGGCAGAAGCCGACGGAGACACCCCTCCTGTGTCTCCTGAGCTCCCTGCTTTCGGTGGTGTGGAAAAGGGTGTAAGCGCCCCTAGCACGCCGCAGAGGGCAACCAGAGCGCGTAAGAAGTAGTCGCATGGGGGCTATCTCTTTGTAGGTAGCCCCCATCTTCTTTATCCCGTCTATCACTAATAGGTAGGATGTCCTTTGGCTACGAGAGACAGAAGCGGGTCTTTGTTCATGACACGGCGCTTCTAGAAGCATATATCTATGAGGCGGATAACGAAACCCTGATTCCGCTTACGGCTATTCAGGCGGCTCTGTTCACCATCAAGAAGCCCTCTGAGACTGCGCCCTCCATTGTCAGCGACCCGGGTACAATCGTTGCGGATGGTCACGCTCAGTACCTTGTAGCTGGTGAGGTCGTTACAGAACCGGGTGAGTACCTTGCCACTTGTCAGTTCCTTCTAGTGAACGGCGAGAAGAGAACTGTCGTTGTCGACTTCGATGTCGTTGACCCCTTTGAGACAATCGGTCCAAGCAGTGTGGATCCTTGGATCGACCTCACATGGAGAAAGCTGGAAGACTGCTTTGACTCTGAGATCGGCGGTCCTTGGCTCAGAGATATGACAATGGCTCGCTTTGACAAGTCGAAACTTCATACGCTTCTCCCGGACGTGCTGCTTGACATCAACGTCCAGCAGCCTATCACCGCATTCACAGAGACCTCTTTCCCTCTTGACCATAACGGTGGCGCTCTTCTATCGCAAGGGCTTCTCGTGGCAACTATCCGACATCTCATGCGCTCCTATGCAGAGCAGCCCGACACCGACAACTCTCCTGTGGCTTGGCTTGATCGCCGCCGCTATCAAGAGACGTGGGGAAAGATGCTTGAGGTCGAGGAGACACAGTATCGTCGCGTGCTCACGCTCTGGAAGCGCCAGTACTTCGGCTTCGGCATGACCAAGTCTCTTGTTGCGACAAAGGCTGGGCGTCTCATTCCTGCTCCTATGCGTAGTAGATACATGGGTCGTGGATACACCTAAGATTTGATATAATAGTCGGCATGAAGGTTGCTGTCTATAACATATCTAAGAACGAAGAGCAGTTCATCAAACGTTGGTCCGAGTCTGCCAAAGACGCCGATCTGATTCTTCTTGCTGATACCGGCTCTACCGACAACACCGTGGCTCTTGCCAAGGAGTGTGGTGTTGAGGTTGTGGAGATCAAGGTTGATCCGTGGCGTTTTGATGTCGCTCGCAATCTGTCTCTTGATGCTGTGCCTGAGGATTTTGATTACTGCATCGCTCTTGATGTGGACGAAGTCCTACTACCCGGTTGGCGAGAAGGTATTGAAAAGGCTCACGCTGCTGGCATTACGCGTCCCCGTTACAAATATGTCTGGTCATGGAACCCCGACGGCTCTGAGGGCCTGACCTATGGCGGCGACAAAATCCATGCTCGCAAGGATTATCGCTGGAAGCATCCTGTCCACGAGGTCATTGGATCTACCACAGGGAACGAGACACAACAGTGGTACGAAGAGATTCAGATTCATCACTACCCCGATCACACTAAGTCTCGTGGTCAGTACTTCCCGCTTCTTGAGTTGTCGGTGCAGGAAGATCCAGATGATGATCGTAATGCCTATTACTACGCTCGTGAACTCTACTTTCACCGCCATGAGGGAGACAACTATCAGAAGGCGATCAATGAGTTCAAGCGACATCTGGCTCTACCACGCGCTGTGTGGCGTCCAGAACGCGCCAGAGGGATGCGCTATCTAGCTGAGTTAGAACTAAACGAAAGAGAGACGTGGCTCCTGAGAGCCTGTGCAGAGGCTCCTGACAGGCGCGAGGGCTGGGTGGAGTTATCCCTTTACTATCATGACCAACAGCGCTGGGAGGCATGTCTAGCGGCCTCTAAGAGGGCTTTGGAGATCAAAGAGAAGCCGCTGGAGTATCTTTGCGAGGAACCTGCATGGGGTTCTCTGCCGTGGGATCTGGCTGCTGTGTCGTCTTATCAGCTGGGATTGGTGTCTCAGGCTCTTCACTACGGAGAGAAGGCTGTTGAGTTTGAACCCAATAACGAGCGTCTCTGCACGAATTTGGAGGCGTATCGCGCATCTAATATGTAGGCTATGACTCTTTATGTGAACCCTAGTAGTTATTTTGAGGCTACGTTCGATTCCGTCTACACTGGTTTGGAGGGACTGGTTCGCATAAGCATCATCAACACGCCTACTGAAGAGGTGTTTCTTGCCCCTACGGCTCAGGGCATTTATGAGACCGACACAATCGTTGATGACTTTAGGGGCATCTATGCGTGGTCTGGTTACGCACCACCTGTAACTGGACAGTACACAATCATATGGGACGATGGCAGCGAGCCTGATCCAGAGGTCTATGCCGTTGAAGATCTGATTGTAACCGGTCAGGCTATCGACATTGCGAACAGTCAGAACCAACTAGTTGGCGGTCTGCTGAGCAAGGGCAAGACCCACATCGTTGACATGAAGGATGTTGGTCCTCCATCAACGCCTCAAGAGATTAAGAGAATGCGTCGTCAGGTAGGCGATATGCTTCGCCGCTACGGTCAACCGGTGATTCACAGGCATATGTACACTCTTGATGACGTGGACAATGGCGTCGCTAGCAAGTGCCCTGCCTGTTACGACGAGGCATACAATCAAACTAGAAACGATTGTCCTGTCTGTTTCTCTATGGGTTTTGTGTCGACTGAGAAGGACACTCATCGATGGATCGATGAATACGGGAACTACTCTCTTGAGGACACGGGCACTCCTGCTCCGAAGTGGGGAGGCTTTGCAGAGCCAAGACTAACGCTCATCCTTCAGCCCGACGTTCCCATTGATCTGTTCAAACTCAATGAGCGTGGTGCTCTTACTCGTGTTGAGCAAGCGCATGCACATACCTACTTCACTCCGTACTTCGCGGACAATGACCTCCTTATCATGGTGAAGATCGATCAAGACGGATATACCATTAAAGAGATCCTAGACTACTATCAAGCGAAGAACGCGAATCAATTGACCATCCGTGGCTGGGGAAAGAAAGTAAGAGATCAGAACCAGCACATCATCTCGCAATCTTTTGAGATGGCGCTAATCCCGCCAAACAATATCCTTCACAAGGTGCCACCGGGCACCGTCATCTACGAGGACTAATGCCAAGCATCGTTCAGACATACGCCATTGGGGTGAGCGACATATCTGCTGAGATCTATAGCAATGTTTCTGAGTTCGCCCTGCCTGTTGAGGGATCTGCAACCGTTGTCGGAGAGCTAATCAAGATAGGAAGCAGCACAGCATATGTGCGTGGCATGTCGTACATTTC